ACATCGCCGAGAGCCGCCTCTAAATTGCCTGTCGAACAGCCTATGTCGTAAAGTAAACCGCCCTCAGGCAGATAATGCCGCACTATATGTGCGACTAACCCTGTAGCCAAATCGTACCAAGGCAATTGCTGGCGAACGTGGTAATCGAATTCGTCGGCTACATGCTGGTTTTTAAATGTCCAATCGCTAGGTATGTCCACCGATAAGCCCTTGCTGGTATATGTTATCTGCCACTGCCCGCATCATAAACGGGGCGACCATTCTGCCTAGGCGCTCTGCTTGTTTCGCGTAGTTGCCGGTCAATACATAGTCATCTGGCACGCTGAAAATGCGTTTGAGCTCGGCGATAGTGAAAGATCTATTGTCCCAGTGACATGGTTTCGCGCCACCGTTTGCCGCCGTAGCTAAATGACATGGGCTTGGCTGGTGTGGCGAGCATTTCCATAAACCGAAGCGCACTTTATCTTGCTGGCCTGCGGCGAGTCTAACCAGCCGCTCATACACTGCATATTTTGTTAGGTTGGTTTCTTCTGCGTCCTCTGCAGTAAACTCTAAATCAACGAATGCATCTTTTAACGGCACTTTATACTTGAATGGTTTAGGGTGCGTCTTGCCCTCTAGGTTTTCTTGCCAAAGGTCGCGCCGTACGCCTACAAAGATAACTCTAGGCCGAGACTGCGGTACACCAAGATATTGCGCGTCTAATAGTCTGCACCTGACCTCATAGCCGCAGTCGGTAAGTCCTCGCAGTATCTCATTTAGGTAACCTTTGGCTTTGCCTTTGGCCAGCCCACTTACATTTTCTGCTACGAACACTTTGCTTTGCACGCCTTTGAGTAGGCGCATATACTCGAAAAACAAATCCTCCACGTTAGCCTGCGTGGTATCACTATAGGTTTTTGTCTTGCCCCAATTTTTTTCTGCTTTGCCCGCTGTACTAAAAGCAGAGCAGGGCGGCGACCCATCGAATATATCTAACTCGCCCTCGGCTACAGACGCGGCGGCCAATATATCTTCTGCGCCAATATCTCTTACATCGTTAGGTAGCACGACCGTGTCAGGCCAATTAGCCGTATAGGTTTTTACGGCCTCGGGTATGAATTCATTGACGGCCAATACTTTGCCGCCTGCCATGCGATAACCTAGAGAGGACCCGCCGCCGCCCGCAAAAGTACTGACAACCGTAAACTTGTGTTTGCCATTCGCAGTCTTAGCCCGCAGTTGTTTAACCGATGGGATTTTATACATCAGTCAAATTCAAAATGACATCTAGGACATTTGTGTGCCATCTGCGTTTCACCCACTTCGCCGAAATCGTCCAGACCGCTAGCAAGTGAGCCACCCAATAAATCTTCTAGCTCTTTAGTATTAAAACCCAGCACGGGCATATCGAATTTTTTTTCTTGTAGAAATTGCAATTCACTTTCCAATAAAGCAAAGTCCCAACCCGCATTTAACGCCAGTTTGTTATCTGCAATAACGTAAGCACGCTTTTGTTCTTCACTCAATCCTTTAAGAGTAATAGTAGGCACGGTGTCCAAGCCCAGCGCCTCTGCGGCCTGCAACCGACCATGGCCCGCAATAATCGTTGCGTCCTCGCTAATCAGAATCGGGTTGGTAAATCCAAACTCCTTTATGCTGGCAATAATTTGCTCTACCTGTTTCGGTGAGTGGGTGCGACTGTTAGCCGCGTAAGGTTGGATCTCGCTGATGTCTTTGTATTCTACGGTTAGGGCTGTCACCGCTTATGCCTTCTGATTATGCAAGAGGGATAATTTTGTACGCTTTTAATCCCTAATGCAACCGGAGCGGTTCCATGGCTTAGTTGCCCAGTGCCTACGCCATACAGACAACTCATAAACAACGCCTTCTGTCCCTGCACCAATCACTTTGCGCGCCACTCTGAATTTATCTTCCATCAACCCATATAAGATAATGGCCTCTGTCTGTGATTTATTGAGGCCCAGCATTTTTTGCAAGGACTGCCTATTGAACTGCACCGTGGGCGGGGCGGTCTCCAAAAACTCCTTCAGCCTATCGGGTGCGCGCGCGGCTTTAGTTCTCACTGCTTGCAATCTCTGTTGTTGTAATTAGGGTGGCCATACTCCCCACCTGATAATGCCCACTTGCTTACCATGTCGCAATAGTAGTCGTGCGCTGTCTCGGCTTCTTCATAATCACCCCTGCCGACTAACCCCATCAGCAAAATAATAAGTGCGATTGCTATTCCCAGTTTCATGTTACCCCCTTATAAAAAAAGGGGCCGTAGCCCCGTTAGTCTTTATGCCGCCTCTCTGTCGTAGGAAAAGATCTCCATGTCTGGCAGAGTGCGATCTATGATTTTTTCTAGCCGTGCGCGTTGGCGAATAGTTGCGCGGGCTGGGTTCTTAGAGTCCTTGATAGGCCTAGATACGTAGTCTGTAAGGACGTTGTAGAGCGCATAGACGTTGTCGCCCATCTCGCTACGGTATTGGTGCCATAGGTCGATACAGTGGTCTAGGCGTACGTTACGGCGACCGTCGTTGCGTGAATAGTTTTGTCTGGCCTCGCCCTTGATGTTGAGGAACTGCATGATAACCTTGAGGGCTACATTGGTATTGCATGGCTCTCGCATCATTGCCGCCCAGTAGTCTTGCGCCTTGTTGAATTCCTCTATCATGCGTATTACTTGGGCCGCGCCTACATCTACATCTAACTTGGCCGTGTGGGTAGATGAGTAGCTACCTACTATAGAGCCTAGCAACTGGCCGTTGAGGCACTTCATTCTAAAGCCGCCTGCCTTAGCCGTATACCGCAATGAACCATCGAATGAGTTAAGGGCGCAAAGCTGTAAGGCGGTACGAGATTCGTCATCGCCTACGCTGATTTGGTGGTTAGGAAAAATGAAATCTACCATGGCGCGCTCGCCAGAGTCGGTCTGTTTTACGTTAACCTTAGCCTCTCTGGAATCGACCCCACTGACGGCTATGGCATTACAGAAGCCGCTGAAGATTTCTTCATTGGTTACGACCTTGTACCTGTCGGACACAATGCTCATGACTGCATCGCTCTTGCTGTTGACTAGCGCCTTTTTGTTAGGCACTGCCTTGCCGTTTACGATAACCGGCATTTCTTGGACGTTGAACAAAAGGCCAGCATCTTCTATTTGGCCCATGAGGTCTTGGTAAATACCCATAATACTTCCCCTTGCTTGCTAGTGATGGCGGTAACCCGCCGCTAATGAATTAGCTGTATTAGCTAATCTGTAACCATTGTCGGTTGATTTTTGGCATTAGTACAGGGCTTATTTGTACAAATTGTTATTCACAATGTCTGTGTAATGCCGCTGGCCTGTAGCCATTTCCACAGTTTCGTCTAGCTGGTTTGTGCCAGCCATGAGGAAACTGCGGACATATTCTTGGATCGACTCACCCGTACCTAGGTCCTCTACGTATGGCCCAATCACTCGCGGGTCGACGTCTACTGTAAATTGCACCTTTACCTTCATGTTGCTCCCCTCACTCTTCTGCTTGGCTAATGGCGCTAGCCGTGATTTTGCGCACCTGTATGTCGCTAAATGTCTGGGTGCCAAACACCAACCAGATATTACATTCCAGCGACTCCACAAGGTCCTCGTGCTCTAGCCCTTGCAAATGCGGGTCGGCACGTAAGGCGTACAGTGCAAAGTTATATGCTTGCTGTTCGGTCGTTAAAACCATTTTTGCTCCCCTTGGTAAGGGCCGCTTACGCGGCCACCTCTTGGATTAACTGTGACTGCACCCTAAGCCGAATGGGTCGGTATCGGTCGTAATACTCGCTAACCCAATCTTCGTCTAACTCGAAAGGCTTAGATTTTGCTGGGTTACGCCACCCGTATGTGCGGGCCATTTCGGCGTGCGCTAGCCTGTCAGATTCGTCTCTAATGTCGCGCATAGTCTCTGCCGCATCGCTGAGAGTGAACGAATAAATTTCTGTGGGCTTGATATTAGGGTTGAGCATGATTGCCCATGCAAGTCGCTGGCGCGCCCACTCTGGTTCGTCGGTCATCCACATACTGTGGCAATTGCCAGACTTGCGCGAGTTAATGATTACCCACTTGCCCTGAAACTGCGCATTTACAAAGCGGGTGTTAAGGTCTTGTAACGCTGGTCTGTTGGTATTTTGCATTGCGTTCCCCTTGCAATTATTTGAGAGTAAAGGCCGCTTACACGGCCTCGGTGATGTGCTGGTCGATGACCCGACCTGTTCTAGTGTCTACAAGTCGGACATCTACGTGAGCCCCTAGCGTTGCAACCACGCGGTCGAAACCTGCGCTTGCTGTTTTCCAAGGGTACGATTTCTTGAAATAGTCGCGCCATTCTGTTTGCGCAAATTCTGGGACCCCGTCTTTCTCGTACTGTGCCTGCGCCACAGCGTTAGTGCGCTCTTGTACTTGAAACCGAAACTGTCTAAATCTATCTGCCATAACTTTCTCCCTAACTATTTAACTACATTGGCTAACTTGGAACCATTGTGGGTTGTTTTTAGGAAGTTGTACAGGGCTAGAACAGGGTTGTTTTGCCGTTTGTTTATAAGGGTTTGCGGCTGGTTTAGAAGAAATCCTCAAAATCAATACGGCCAGTTACACCGCATTCTCGCAATTGTTTCATTTCGTCTAGCTGGGCGCGGTAATGTTTAGCTATGTCGCCTTTGCCTTTTGTTTTTCTTGCCGCCTTGCCAGCCATTAGGTCGTTTGCTACTTCTCTGATGCGCTCTCTTTCCCACTCCGACAGTGCGCGTTGCATCCAGTTGCCACCTTCCAATTGGTGGCATCCGTAACACGCCGCTATCGCATTGAGGCCCATAAACCGAGTTGCCCACGTACCGCGCCCGATGCCGTGGCTACAATGCAAGCCTCTATGCCCTTCTGTGTATTGCGTGCCGCAACGTTCGCACCGCCAGCTTGCGCGTTCCTTTACACATTTAGCAAACGCCGCATCTGCTGGGGTTACTTTTATCGCCATTCTTCGCGGCCGAAGGGTACGGTAATGTCAAATTTTGTAGCCAGATGTTTTGCAATGACTTGGTAGACAGTATCAACCTCGTCGGTTGTTAACTGCGTAGTAGATGTATGGCCAGTAACTTTTTCTTGTACTGGTTTCCAGATATGGTCTTTCACTAATTGCATTGTGGGTGTTATCTCAAAGGTTGGCTTTAAAACCTCTCGCATATCCAGACCTCTTGCATCCATTTGCATAGCTACCTCTCGGCAGTATGCGTGCAATGCATTATTCTGTCTCGCTGTTCTGTTGCCTTTTACTACGCTAAAGGTTAATTCTGTATCTTTATTGGCGTTAATGTAATCTAAAAGAGCTTGCCGCTGTTGCTCATTAGACACAACCCATGTTTCACCGGACATGGCGAACCCCCTTGCCATCTACATACTGGCCGTGTTCTGCTAGCCATTTTTGCCGCATCTTTTCGCTGTTCGTAAAATCATGTGTGAGCATATCTACCATGCTCCATTTTTTTAGCGGCATGGGCTCACCATCCACTGTTGCTTCACGATATTCTTGTGGCGACCCACCCGTCTTGTTAGCGCGGTTAAGCCACGCATTCACAAATCTTTTCATGCCCCGACTTGTCTTGCGTTTCGCTGGGTTAGCCTCTAACCAGCAAGCCATCGCGTCTAACTCAGTGAAAACATCTATACCCTTATACGCCTGTTGCCACGCCAGCACATCTTCGTCAGACGCTTGCCAATCTTCGCCATCTTTAGTTTTCATTCGTAATAGTCCCGCGTTAACTCCGGTAGGTTGGTCGCCGACTCTTTCTTAGATGTTTGCTCTCTGGTTCTAAAAAAACCATCGTACCGAGGGTACATTTTGTGGAAACGCCTAGCGTAGAATGCGCGGTAATTATTGTTTAACTTAAAAGGTTGTCTATTCTGTTCTGCCACATACCGCCGTAAGGGCGCTCTGGTGACGTCGACCTCCCACCTGATTCGCTCAAAAATAGCGTTGGCGCTATAGTTCTTGAAGCCAGCCTCTATTACGTTATTTGTAAACTTAACGAATAAGCGCCAGACCTCTGGGTGTTCATCATGGAACGCCTGACACTGCTCAGCCATTTCTTCTTGCCGTGTTTTCATGCTAACCCCTTATGCATATACCCTTTTGAAGCGGCACCGTAGCACCGCACCTAGACAACTAATTCTGACGAGCAATAACTGGTGTATCGAATCTTGTCATCTATCCGCTTGACCTGCTCTCGGCCAGCGGGGCATACATAAAGAGGGTCAACTCCGCTCTAGGGTTCTTCGGTTCCCTAGCCTACTGCCCACCAGTTTCTGAGGACGTTGCTACTTGTAGCTTGCTAGGTTAGTATTAAGCGCGTTAGGCCATGTCCCCTTTGGCCTAGCTCACTCCAACGTGAAATCCCCTTCTGGTGTTGGTCGCACCAGAGGGGGGTTACCTCTGCTTACCCATCCATTCTATATGGATCGTAAGGTGTATCAGGGCTTTCTTGCGAGGCTTCTTGTGGCTCAGCCAGCGTAACAGTCTCTGCCACGCCACTAGCGTGCGCCACTACCTCTACCTGTACCGGCACTATGTCCTGCAACCTTTGCATTGCCTTTTCGGTCATAGGCTCTTGTACAGAGTAGCCGCCCAGCTTTACAAAGTCCTCGACCGACATATGAAACAAATCCGCAAGCTGGTTTACCCTGCTGTATTTCATGTCGGACCACTGTCGCCAGCGACTTACCTGTATCGGCCCTACGCCAGTGCTCTCTGCAACTTGGCCATTGGTCATACCGGTGAGCTTTTGCGCCATGCGTAAACTTTGCCCGATATTAAAAGGGGATATCATCTTCTGGTACATCTATTGCCTTCTCCTCTACAGTTGCTGGCGCATCGGGTTCTGCTGTGTCTCGCCTTGCGCCTAATAAAACGATTTGCTTAACATTGATATCAGTGCGGTAATGTTTAACCCCACCGTCATCCCATGAACGCGTTTTTAGTGCGCCCTCTGCATAGAGCTTGTCACCTTTAGCCACTCTGCCGTACACCACTTCAGCCAGCGCGTCGAAAAAAACAAGTCTGTGCCATTCGGTAATGTCCTCTGACTTTTGCGTTTCCTTGTTGTACCTGTAGCCAGTGGTAGCAAGACTGCACGTAACAATCGTGGCCCCTGCTTGCGTCACACGCTTCTCTGGTGCCCCGCCCACGTTGCCCAGCAAAGTTACTTTATTGATGCCTTTAGCCATCTATGCCACCCTCCGCTTCTTGCTCTTTAAGCAGTGCCTTTATTGTTTCTTTCGTAGGCGCGTCTAACCTCGCCCAGACACTGGCCTTGCCGTTGGTGTATACCGATATCTCATCAACGAGCTGGCTCACGCCAATGCTATCGCGATTACCCGCCGCACGCTCTAGCTCTACAGCGTAGGCATCAATTTCTTCGTTACCGTGCGCTATCTTTTCGTTTACCTCTTTCTTTAGCGCCACCTTACTACCTTTTGGCCCACAACTGAAGTAGAACACTTGCTCACTTTCGTCAAGAACCTCAAACCATTCTTTAAATTCTAGCGGTGTAAGGCAATACAGTAGCTGTTGCAATACGGCATATGACCGCGCCTTCGATTCTAGCTCTGCCTGTTGGAGTATTGCATTACCAACCTCGTCGGCAGAAGCATACTCATCGCTACCCGAGTAACCCATGCTTGCCAACGCCCTACCAATCGCCGATGTTTCGCAGTTTTCTAAAAAAGATGTGCTATTAACTTTCGACCGAGGGTCTGT